ATGACCATCAGCGTAAGGGGGGTCATTTTTGGAAGCCGATTACCCCGTTACGGGGTCAATTTTGCACGCCGGTTCACAATCTTCGGCACCGGCACCGGCAACACCCCGGTTGGCGTGGTGAACGCGGCTGGCGTGGCTTCCTCGACGCTGGCGACGCCCAGCTGGTCGGAAGTGCTGGCGATGATTGCGGACATCCAGAACGAGGACGCCGACATCGGTTCTCTGAACTGGGCCATGAACCCGGCCGCTGTCGCCACCCTGCGCGGCACGAACAAGGTTTCGGGCGAACCCGAGCATGGCTTCCTGATGACCGAGCCGGGCAGCCTGGCCGGTTACGGCGTCGGCACGTCCACCGCGATGACCGACGGGACCGTCATCTTCGGCGCATGGTCGCAACTGCTGATCGGTCGCTGGTCGGGGCTGGATCTTCTGGTCAACCCGTATGGCGATAGCGCCTATGCGCGGGGCCGGGTGCAGGTCCGGGCAATGCAGGACGTCGACGTCGCCGTCCGCCACGGCGAGAGCTTCGCGGTCGCAACCGATCTGGGCGCGGGCAGCTAAGATGGAACGCCGGGCGTCGATTGAACTTCGGGCTGCTGGTCGGAAGCTGGAAGGCTATGCCGCCGTTTTCGGTCAGGATACCCGCATCAGGGACTTCACCGAAGTCATCATCCCCGGCGCTTTCAAGGATACGCTGGCAGAGGGCAGGGACATCCTTGCCCTTGCCGACCATGACCAGCGCGCTGTTCTTGCCCGCACCCGCTCAGGGACGCTGCGGCTGGCCGAGGATGCGCGCGGCCTGCACTTCGAGCTCGACGTGCCTAATACCAGTATCGGCCGCGACATCCTCGAACTGGCGGAACGTGGCGACGTGGGCGGTGCATCCTTCGGCTTCACGGTCAAGGATGAACGCTGGCATGACACCCGCCGCGAGCTTCGCAGCATCAATCTTCACGAAATCAGCATTGTCTCGGCGTTCCCTGCCTACGACGGGACAATAGTGCAGGCGAGGCGGCGACTGGCCGCGTCTGGCAAATTGGTCGCCGCCCGCCGCTTTCTGGATACCTGCCTATGAGCATCATCGACCGCATCTTCGGCCGGAAGACCGAAACCCGCGCATCGTCCTGGGACTTGCTGGCGACCATGGGCTTGCCGTCGCTGGCGGGGGGCTACATCGCGCCCGCCGTCATCGAGGGCAATGCCGCTGCCTTCAACGCGATCACGGTCATCTCCGAGGCCGTGGCGGCGCTGCCGGTCAGCGTCTACCGGACCGAGGGCGAGGGCGTTCGCAAGGCCGAGGCGTCGCACCCCGTGGCCCGGCTGTTCAAGAGCCCGAACGATTTGCAGACCGCGACGGAAATGGTCGCCATGATGCAGGCGAACTGCCTCATTCACGGCGCCGCCTATGCCGAGATCGAGCGCGACGGCAACGGGCGCCCCGTGGCGCTGTGGCCGATCCATCCGGGGCAGATCACCATCGAGCGTATCCCCGGCACCCGGCGCATCCGCTATCAGGTCAGCGACGAGGTCGGCACCCGGCGCCTGCTGCCCGACGAGGTCTTCACGATCCGCGACCGCTGGGACGATCCCTTCACGCCCCGGTCACGGCTGGACCGCTGCCGCGAGGCGCTGGGCGGCGCCGTGGCGACCGAACGCTTTGCACAATCCATCTGGCGCAATGGCGCCCGCCTGAGCGGCTTTGTGAAGCATCCCGAGCAGATCGGCCCGGACGCTGCCCGCACCCTGCGCGACAGCCTGAATGTGCTGTATGGCGGTGCAGAGAACGCGGGCAAGATCGGTGTTCTGGAAGAGGGCAGCGATTGGGTGCCGGTATCTTCGACCGCCCACGATGCTGAACTGTCGGAAGCCCGCCGCCTGGCCGTGCTGGAGGTCGCCCGAATCTTCAACGTTCCGCCGCCGCTGCTGCAAGAGCTGTCGGGGGCGAACTATTCGAACGTCGTCGAACTGCGCCGCCAATTCGCGGCCGGGACCGTGCAGCCCTGGCTGGTGCGCTGGGAAGAGGCCATCATGCGCGACCTGTTCAGCGATGCCGGGCGTCGCAGCCATGAGGTCGAATTCGACACCGACCTTCTGGTCCGCGCCGACTTCCTGACCCGCCTGCAAGGCTATCGGATCGGCCGGGAAACGGGGCTCTACAGCGCCAATGACCTGCGCCGCTTCGAGCATCTGAACCTGCGGTCCGATCCCGATGCCGACGTCTTCCTCAGCCCCATGAATATGCAGTCCGAACAGAAGGCCGCGCCGAAAGAGGAATGAACCCGTGTTGCAGATGCCCGCCCATCTCATCAACCGGAAAGAGCGGCGGGCGCGCGATGCTCGACGTGGGCGTCTTGGCGAAGGCCGCTATAACCTGCTGGTCCGCGAATTGGCCCGTGTCATCCGCATGGCGTTCGAGGCTGGCGACACCGGCAGTCTCTTCGGTCTGGAAGGTCCGCTCCGGGCTGGTATCCGGTCAGACCTGTGTCGGCAGGGCTGGGGCTGGCTGACCGCCGATCTCTGTGCCCGTGACCTGCTGGACGACGCTTTCCGCGTGGTGCGAGCCGTGCGGCCGACATGGGACCAGGGACAGCCGGAATGGACCATTGAGGCCGGGACGCTGATCGAGCGGACCCGCTGCGCAAGGCGGGGCTGCGGGAAGAAGTTGCCGGAGGGGCATTACAAGTTCTGTTCCCGGCTCTGCGCATCGTCTCATCAGAAAAGCATCGAATACCTGCGTGAAGCGTCAGACCAAAGGGCGCTCGATATTGCGGTGCAACGGCTATGATCGACACGGACGGCGGACATTGTGGGCATTGTGGCAAGCCTCTTCCCGAGGGCTGCACCCTGAGACGCGAATATTGCAATTCCAAGTGCGCGGCGAGGGCGTGGCGGGCGCGGCTCCATGCCGAGGAATGCGCAGGGCGCAGCTGTCTTTGGTGCCAAGGGCCAATCCCGATAGAAGCGCGCCGGGGCGTCATTTATTGCGGCAAAGCCTGCCAGTCGGCATCGCAGCGTGACCTGCGGGCCGAGCGGCGGAAGTGTCGCCATTGTGGGAAGCCGTATCGCGGGCACGGGCCGTTTTGCTGCCATGCCTGCTATTCGACGCATCGTCGCCAGAAGCACCCGAAACCATGCCCTGTCTGCGGCCGGATATTCAAGCCGCACCGGCATGAGCAAGTCACCTGTTCCCAGAAATGCCGGGGCATCCGCCAGAGGGTAAACACATGCAAGCATCAGACCTGAAAAGCCGGGCGCGGTTTTATGAACCCTACGAGGCCGTCGACGAGGACGGACAGGTCGTGCAGGACTGGCTGTTGCGCTTCGCCTGCGCGGCGCATGTCCGCTATCTGCGCGGGTCCGAGGCGGTGATGCAGGCCCGGCTACAGTCTAAGGCCCCGGCCGTCGTCACCATCCGCGACAGCGCCGACGCCCGGCAGGTGACATCCGAATGGCGCGTCCATGTCGACGGCAGGACATTCGAGCTACGCGAAGACCCGCGCCCCGAGGGCATGATGCTGGCGATGCTGGTCGAGGCGTAGCTACTCGGCAGGGTGATGTTTCGGCCGGTCCAACTTGCGCTCTTCGCGGCGCAGCACAAGGATACCGACGCCAGCGACAGCCAGAGCGACGACCGGGACGATGAACTCGAAGAACGTCATTCCTTCACCTCCTTGCGTATCCTGCCCATAATGTAGTGGGAAACGCCGTGAATTGCGAGTCCCGTTGCGCCCCACCATAGCGTCGACAGGCTGGCGTTGCTCAGGCTTTCCGTCAGCGGGCGCAGGACGGCGAAGCCGATCAGCCCGAGGGCGGTTGCGTTCAGGAAGTTGGCGAACAGCTTCACGCGCTCGTTGTAGGCGGTCAGAGGGTCACGGATCGTCTGCATTAGAACGGGATGTCTGAGTCGAATTTCATCTTTCCGGGGCTAAATGGTCCTCCCGCACCGGGAATCCAACCATATTCTTTCAGAGACCCCAGCAGCTCAACCTTCCCGTTATCCGATATCACCGCGCCCTCTTTATCTCGATGTAGGGCCGTCTCCTTGAGCCAAAAGATGACGTCGTCACCTTCGAACGTAATCTGTTGCACCTTTGGGTGGCCTACCAAGACTTCTCGCGCGGCCTCCGCTGTCGAACGAGTTTGACCGAGCTTCGCCAAGAAACGATTGATGATCTTAGTTGCATCATCACGCCCTTTTAAGGCTTCATCCAAGAGCCGACGGACGGCTTCGACCTCCGAAGCCAATCCCTTTTCCTGCTGGAACTGTGTAATCCTGTCGACCATCTCGGCAGGCAGAGCATACACACGCCGGATGTTCTCGTGTCCCGACGGAGTGTCCTCTTCTGGTTCCTTGGCCATGTCTTCCTCGTGTCATTTATGATGTGACGTCTAACGTCACTCTTGACTGACATCAACTGCACACCTAATGTCACTTAGAGGTGACAATGATGTGTGTGCGAGAGAGGACCATGCAAGTAAAGCCCGCATTTCCCCTTCGACTGCCAGCCGATGTGAAGGCGTGGCTGATCGAGCAGGCTGCCAAGAACGCAAGCAGCCAGAATTCTGAGATCGTCCGAGCTGTCCGCGAGCGGATGGAACGGCAGGAAGCATAGGAGGCAGGACCATGACAGACTTGACCGAAGACGAACTGGATGTCTTGGATCGGGTGCGCAAGCTGGATGAAATTTCTCGACTGATCTTCATGACCGGCGTCCGCGCGCTGGCATCCAGCCGATTCACCATCGAAGAATTCCATGAATGGGTGTCCAGCAGGCTGACCCGACACAGGGCCGGGGAGGATCTGACGCTTGCCGACATCATGATCGACGGAGTTGTTGCCTGATGAAGCGCACTGTCGTCAAAGGTGACCGACCGCCGATGTTCCTTTCGAAAGCAGACCTGGCGGCGGAACTGTCCGCCAGCGTCTCGACCGTGGATGAATGGACGCGGCAGGGCATCTTGCCTGCGCCGCGCCGCTACACCGCCGGGGCGGTTCGGTATTACTGGCCCGAGGTCGTCGACAAGCTGGCCCCGCCGCAGGCGCCGACGGACCCGTTCAAGGAGGCGCTGGGCCGTGTCACCTAAGATCGAACTGCCGCGCGGCGTTCATCGGGTGAAGGCGCGGGGCCGAGATTACTTCTACTTTCAGCCGGGCAGGGGAACGCCGAACGCAGGAGCCCGCATCCGCCTTCCCGACGATCCCCGATCCCCGGAATTCTGGACTGCCGTCCGCCAGCTGGAAGGCATCGCAGAACGGACGGACACCATCGGCGCCCTGATCGACGCTTACATCGCCTCTTGGCCGTCGGCGCGAAAGAAGATCACCCCGGCCACGCAGTCGCAATATCGCCGCTATCTGGAAGTCGTGCGCGAGCTATGGGGCAACTTACCGGCCGAAGACCTGCGCCCCGCCCATGTCGAAGAACTCATGGTCAAGATCGGCGCCACGAAGCACGGCAGGGCGAACAATATCCTCTATGCCCTTCGCAGCATGTGTTCATGGGCGCGCGGCCCCGTCGGGCTGCTGCATTCCGATCCCGTCCACGGCGTGAAGACCTTCGAGTCGAAAGGCGGGCATGAGCCATGGACCGATGACCAGCAGGTCTTCGCGGAAGAGAACCTGACCGGGATGCTGCGCCGGGCTTTCTTCCTCGCCCGCTATACCGGCCAGCGCGCCAGCGACATCATCCGCATGGGCTGGACCGATGTCGACGGCGACACCATCAGCCTGCGCCAGAAGAAGACCGGCGTCCGCCCGGTCTGCCCGATCTTCCCCGAGCTCGAAGCGGAAATGGCGACGTGGGAAAAGCGGCCGGGGCCGTTCCTGCTGCAAGACAGCGGCAAGAACATCGGCAAGCCGGTCAGCGCGAATCAGTTGTGGAAGGTCTTCGACGACTACCGCGACAAGCACGAAGAACTCGACGGCGTCGTCTGGCATGGGCTCAGGGCGAACGCGGTCATCCGTCTGCGCCGCGCCGGATACACCGGCCAGCAGATCAGCGACACCATCGGAATGTCGGTCGAAATGGTCGAGCGTTACAGCCGCCATCAAGACCGCGTGGCAGCGGCTCAAACCGTCCTCAGCACGTATCGGGAACGGAAACTGTAA